CTCAACCAGGATCTCATTCTGCAAGTCTCGAATCTGTTTTTGAAAGGTATCCACCGAGTACTTGAGGTCATCCTTGACGGAGAGCACCTTGTCCTGGACACCCTTGATGACATCCATCGTCTGTGTCTGCTTCTGGTTCTGTTCTTGGGCGGCTGTCAGGCGCTGAACGTAGGATTGAATCACGGGTTCGGCCTCTACCTTCCCCACCCGCTTGCCCTCCTCCTCCTTCCAGGTATCACCCTTGAGAAGAGTGTAATAGCGAACACGGGCATCCTGATAGGCCTCGGGAGACTGGTCGGCCGCGTTCTCGGCAATCTGCATGGCCTTGTAGGCATCGTCGAGTTGGCGTGTACGAGCAACCTGGGCCAGAACCGGAGGGAAGTTCTTGTTGAAGGTATCCAGTTCCGCCTTGAAGGTCGGGATGTCGTTCGCCGATGGGACAGGTTGACCCTCGGGGGTATTGATGGCCGGAATCGGTGTGATGGGCACAAAGTACTTCAAGTCAGTCTCATACGCGCAGGCTGGCTTTCCGTTGATGATCTCAAATCGGAATCCCTTGTCTTGGGGGCACGGAACGATACATGTGAACGGCTGCGCCGGATTCATAACGAACCCTCCCGGACATGTATTACCCATTATCACTTCCGCAGAAAGATTCCAATGGACAGGGCCACGCAGAGCAACAAGAAGGAGGTGCCGTGGGCATATGTTGCCGGCATCACAAGGTAGGCCAGCATACAGAGGAAGATGATGAAGAGGCAGATCTGAATGTAGAGAACGCCAGGTGTCCGCACAGGATTCAGGATGTCAGAACGCACCTTTTGGATGTCTTCCGCCGGAGCCGTGTGAGGACGCAAGGGTTTCACCGAGTCTGCGGCCTCGCGATACTGTTTTCCAATGTCCGACTGCGGCGAGTAGGTTGCGTACTCACTTTGGATCTTCGCGTACTCCGAGAAGGGCATCGGAGCGTCTAACTATTATTAGGAGCGAAAGATTTGAATGTCCCGAAGATGGGGGAAATGAGGCGGGCATCGCGGCTGGCCTGCATTCCACCGGACTTGGAGTTATATCCGCCCTTGGGGATGTCCAGCCCGTTTGCGTTCTTGATGAAGGGGGCAGCCGTCGCCGCCATCCGAATGAAGCGCGTGTGCTCCGACGCATCGCGCCATGTCTTCACGTGAGGTGTCCCGTTGCTTTCCAGATACGAAGCGATGGGCATTTTGTTTTTATGTCAGACAAGATAATGGACGAGGCTCTTCGTGCCTACAAGGACAACTATGTCCAGTACAAGATTACCGGAAACCAGGCCTACAAGGTCGCCTACCAAAACGCCGAGGCATGGATGAAGAAGTACGTCGAGGATAAGGAGAAGCAGACGGAGGAGCAGTCGCGCAACATCAACGGCTTCGTGCAGAAGTACTCGGACACAAATCCGGAAATCGTGCGCCTGGGCTCGGAAATGAAGACGATTCGGAAGGACGGCCCTCACCTCCAGGACCGGTATGCGACCGAGCAAAAGATCAATCAACAGTCTGCGGAGGAGATTGACATGACACCGTTCTATGTCAAGACAGGTGTGGCCGCGGCTATCTTAGGTGTGCTCATCACCGTGACGCTACTTTGAACATCCTTCTTGAAGAACAAGAACAAAAGCACAGCAACACACAGAACAAGGAAGAGTGAAAAATACGTCCAGAAGAACTGGTTCGCCGTGCTCGCTTGGTCACGACGAATCCGTCTCAGGGTCTCTAGTTGATCTGTGGACTGTGCAAGGCCATTATAGTCTTTCTGAATACGATCGAGCCTCTGTATAAGGTCATCACGATAAAGAGTAGCGTGTGACTCCTTGGCCTTGGCCGTGATGGCAATCATCTGGTCAAGAGTCTGAGAGATTTGCTGGTTCAGACCCTTGAGTGCTTCCACGTGGGGCTGAATGTTTCCGGACTTGATAGCCTCGCCCACGTGGTTCTCGTACTCTGCCATCAGCTTCATATATTTGGCGTTGAGCGCATCCATTGTATCTAGCTTACTGAATATTTGTATCCTCCACACAGCACCGAATGTAGCGAATCTGCCCGGCCACGTCGCTATGCCGGAGAACCTCGATGATGTCACCCGGAATACCACCAATCCACTTGACCATTGGATCCTGGGAGTCAATCCACGGGAGAACCTCGCGGGCCTTGGTGTCGCTCTCGATGTGATACTGGTCAAACACCGCCTTCTTCTCGTCCTCGTTCAGAATCCGGTGAGGCATCGCATACCGATGCGTCGTGATATCAAACTGAAGTTGCCGAAGGTGGAAGAACTGCACACGATCCTTGGACAGCGTCTTGACGACACGCAGGACGTTCTCCGAGGGCTTCTGCATCGAGACAATCACAATTCCGTTCTTGTACGACTTGTCCGTGGCAAAGGCCACGAGGCCGCGAACATCCTTCTCCTGGAGTCCCTTGTCCTTCTGGCTGAAGGCGACAAAGATGTTGCCAATTGCGTAGGCATTTGCGTTGGGAAAATCATCAAAGGTGAGTCGCTCTGTCTTTGTATCGAGCTTGCGAGCCTTGAACATGGTGCGGAGAATCTCGAGTGCACGGTCCTCCATGTCTATTCCTTGTCTCTGACTCAGGGAAAAGCATTCGTTTTTTTCAAGTCTCATACACAATGAACACGATGCATATGTGGCTGTATCTGATTGCCGCGATGATTTTGATTGGGCTGGTCCTCTTCTCGACCCGTGAGCGTTTCCAACCGGAGTTCCTGGATAAGTCGCAGGTTCAGAAGACCGTCGCCGTCCAGCGTTCGTCGTACGAACAGCGCACAAACCACCTCGACCCCGCCCCCTACAGCATCGGGCCGGCCACGGGAATGGAGACTCCGTTCCAAGTAAATCAATATAGAGCGTTTGTGTAATGAAACGTATAATGAGGCGCCCCGAAGGGCGAGGGCATATGTCCCGACTCTTTGCGAACATTCCTCAGAGACCTATCCCTTATGTAAAAAGTAAGATCCCCAAGGCCCTGCGTGAGCAGGTCTGGGTGGTCAAGGCAGGTAAGGTCTTTGAAACAAAGTGCCCCGTCGCATGGTGCACAAACACAATCAACGTCTTCAACTTTCAGTGTGGACACAATGTTCCCGAAAGCAAGGGTGGGGCCACCCATATAGGTAACCTCATCCCGCTTTGTTCGCGGTGTAATGTGAGCATGGGGAATATGTACACGATCGATGAATGGAACGCACAGTACCAGGACCGGACGCCGACCCCTCCTCCTGCCCCCGAGGTGATTCCCGAGTCCAAGCCTCGCAACTGCCTCTTGGAGGCCCTTGAACGGTTCCGGTACAAGAAGCCCGAGTAACTCTTACATATCGAAACTCAACATGACGGTCTTCTCGGCCTCGGGCTTCGTCCCCGCCGCTCGGTGCTTTACCACTTCCGCCCACGTACTTTCCAAGTCTGCCGCATGCGTCGTCAACCACAGAGGATCCTTGAGAACAAGCTCCTCTTTGAGAGACACCAGAACCCAGTAGATCAGCTGCACACTGTCCGAGGCATCCTTGGGTGTGCAGTTGTAGTTAATCTTACCGGCCTCGTCGACTGAGAACACGCCCTTGATACCCTCGGTCCTCTCCCACTCCGTGTAGTTCACCTGCTTGAAGCGGTACTCCACGTACTCGCACTCATCGATGCCCGTGCACTCCATCTGCAACTGCATCTGGTGGTAGTATCCAACCGGGATACCCTTTGTCTCGACGCGGGAGAAGGGGCACTTGAACTCGACCAGACGCCCGTGGCGCTGCAGGTCTCCGTTCGTCGGCTCGATGAGTCCGTCCGGCGAGGCACCGAGGTAGGGAATGCGCGGGTGACGCACACAGGCCACATCGTGCACCTTGCACTTCGTCCGTTCCTCGAACAGCCGCTTGGCCACCGGCTCCAGACGCGTGCCCCAGATGAGAGGGGCCGAGGTGGAGTTTCCTTCTCCCGAGGTCGACCGCTCCAGCTTGCCCAGAATCAACTCCCGACGAGCCGAGGGTGACCCGAAGGCCTTATAGACCTCCGAGGCCGTGATCATCTCGCTGCGGACGGCAAACCATTGGGATGTCCGCTGCTCGTAATTCCCATAGTCCCTCAGGACGCGCTCGAAGGCTCGGTCGCGCATCCACAGACGTCCGACGTCCCCTTGCATGGCGGCATCGACGTGACGCAGCACGAGTTGGTGCAGGGAATTGTAAGACAGTTCTGGGTGCATACGACGACAGAAGAGCACGAACTGTTTAATTCGATGGTTGAGGTGAGTACAGGGTCGACTGTCGAGCAGCCATTCAGCGAGGGCGGCGTCCATTGGGTATCCTCCTGCTTGGTCTCCGAAAGTTCGTTTACATCGGACCGGTCAATCTTCGGAATCTCCCACTCGGCCTTTCCGTACTCGGGGACAACCGTGCCCTCTAGAATCTTGGTTTCCGTTACCAAGGCCTCCTTCATCGTGTCGACGGTGACCGCCAGCTCCACCGTGAACGGTTCAATGTCATCGAGCAAGGCACCACAATCCGAAAAGTACAGAGGCTGCGGGGGCTTCATATATGTTAGTATGCGCGGATTTGTCTAACCCATTTTCATAAGGTTGCATTAGTGAGAGCATGGATATTCGAAGCAAGGATCACTGGGTTCTTGTCCACCTCAACACCTTCTACAACGAGACAGCCAATATGGACCGGGTCCGTGACATTCTCACGTCCAACTCGAAGATCAGTCTGCGTCTGATGGATTGGTTTGTCACTAACTATTCCAAGAAGCACAATGTGTCGTACCTGACCAAGGACGGCCGGCACGTCATCGTGTACCTGGTGTACAAGGCCCGCCTCCGTGGCTACAGCAAAAAGATCTTTGACCCCTTTGGTCGTGGCCGCAAGTTCCAGTATGGGGCACACAATCTCACGACGACCATCGCTCAGCTGCAGTTCTTCAAGTGGGCCATCGAGGATGAGGTCTTGGACTACCTCCAGCAGAATGTGGATGCGGTGCAGGCCGATATGGATGCCTGTTCGACCACCCTGAAGGAGGGTGAGGATGGACGCAAGAAGCGCCACGAGCTCTCGCGCTCAGCCACCAATTCTGTTCACCGGCACGATGTCCGCGTTTCGGTCAGCTTTGATTAATCTGGAATCATCATAATGAATTC